GTTTCTTGAACAAAATAGTTCTCGATGTGTTCCTCTTTCTTTTCTTTCGTAGAAGTTTTGAAATCAATCACCGCTAGTTCGCCATCAAATTCAGCAATGCAATCCACTCGACCTGCTAAACCAAGATAGTGTGAATAGAGAAAGGTCTCTAGACAATGAATCTTATTAATTCGATTTAGTGTAGATTTTGCTGCTTGAAACATTCTAACAGATAATGGATTATTTTCCAAGTATTTGTTAGTGTTTAACTCGCCTTTGAAATAATCCTCTGCCAAGTTATGAAATGCTGTGCCTCGCTGAGTAGCTCTGGCGGTGATGCGATTTGCCTCGTTTTCACCAATTTTTCTTCGCCATTCTGCGAAGAACTGTGCGTTCTTAAACGATGTGATTGAGGTCACGCTTGGATAATATTTATCCGCATTTGGAATTGGATAGTATCTTACTCCATTTTCATTCACAGGTTCAACATCAATTTCATTGACATCGACATTCACAAATTCAAACATAAATTAGAATCCTAGATTGTACTTTGCGATGAGGTAAGATTTAACCAAACCAGATCGAACGATGTCATCAATACCAAATTCAATGCAAGAAAAGTCTTCCATGTTTTGTAAAATCTTGATGAAATCTGATATACCATTTTTATCATTCTCTCTGGTTAAATCAGTTTGAGTGATATCACCACAGAACATGATCTTACTATCCTCTCCAATACGAGTGATCATAGAATCAAGTTCGTGAAAGTTTAGATTACTAAACTCGTCTACAATAACAATAGAATTATCAAGGGTAACACCGCGAATAAAACTTGTAGACCAGAAACTAATAGTTTCCTGTGCTCGGAGGTTGTCATAAAGCATGTCAAATGAATTATCATCAGGCATACTGAACATATACCTAACCATGTTCTTATAAGGAATCTGATAAAGTGCAGACTTATCTTCATGGTCACCAGGTAGGAAACCAATCTCCCTTGTAGGCACAAGAGACCTTACAATGTATATCTTATCATAAGGTGAGTTTTCGTCAAGCACTTGCTGTAAAGCAAGATACAAAGTAATGAAAGTCTTACCAGTACCTGCAGCACCATGAAGCAAAAGGTTCTTACCCAATTCATGTTGCTCAAAAGCAGTCTTCTGATTATCCGTCAGTGGTTTAATTTCCACCATGTAGGATGAATCGATTGGTTTCTTTCGTTTCATTTGTTTCCTTGACATATTATTAGGAAAAGTTTTAGGAGAATTAGTTCCTTTTCTTGCTCTTGCCATGATTTAAGTGTAACGACTCAAGTTTGAACCTGGATGTGCTGCTTGGACTTTAGACATGACTTCTTTAAATCCGTCATCTGCCTTAGGAGTGCCATAGGTTTTACCCGCAACACCAGCACTCCAATCTTTATCCCAATCAGGGTTATCTTTCCTCCACTGATCGTATTCTTTCATTGTCATGGAGAGTTCTTTTTTCTCTCCAGTAGTTAAATTTTTAACAGGATAGGTAGGCATGTTAGATCCACTCCAATGCGGTTGAGATTGTTGGGAATTGCTCGATGAAAATTTCTTTTGCACCGTTAGCAATATCCATATGTTCTTTCTGCGTTCCATGTGCAGAACGTAGATCAATATAATGAATCCAAGAACGCAGAGAACCAGTCATGTATAGTCTAGTTGGTGTTGCCAAAGGAAGCACAAACCTAGAACACTCCTTTGCAATGGATGCATCAAGCATTTCCTTGTAGAGTTTCATCCCATTTTCAAAATGTTTTTTGATTTTGATTTCAAATTCTTGTTTGATAAAGGGATCGATATCATCAATAGAGTTCTGACGATTCTTTGTATCCTGACGACGAAGTTCGATCATAGGGATCTCGTCAGCAAGCATTGAAGAGTCAGCGTACCGTTGTGAAAATTCTTGATATGTGAAGCTCCTATGTCGAAGCACTTGAGCTGCAATTCCTCTCGTAGTTTCTATCTGAAGTGTCATGGTTGCCTGTTCAAAGACGCTCCAATGACCATGTTTAATACAATACGACAAAAGACCCTCAACCTTAGGGTTTTCTTGATTCTTAGGGTTTGAGACCCTTGCGATATAACCAATAGTTTTTTCTGCCTCAGGTGTAACAGAAATCAATGAAACATTATTCATCAGATACAAATAAAATACGAGATAACATAGTTAAAGCGAACGCTTTAATATAATTTAGGGTTGCTAAACCAAACAAACCTGGCATCAACCAATTCCATAATAACATAACAACGAGTGGTCTGACAAATATTCCAAGGAATTTGGACGCTGCTTTATATGATTCTTCGTCCTTTTGTTTCTTTAATCTTTCTCTTTCTTCTCTTGTTTTGTTAATGAAAACGCTCATTTGGTTTTGCGTTTTGGTTTCTTCTGAGTTGGGTCGTTCCATAATTTAGGATTAATTCTGCCTTCTGTTTGTGTAAACCTTACGAAGTCTTTTTTATAGAGATCGTAATAGTAATCAAAAAGGTCTACTGCTTTGTTAGCAATGGCAATATCATACACTGACTTACCATCTTGTTTATATTCAACAAGATATGCAGTGTATGGTAGTGAGGTGTCTTTGGCTTCTTTAAGGTCACAATTTTGTTTTAGGACTCTCAACTTCTGCCACCCCATTCAATAGATGGATATGCTTCAGAGACTACCGCTTTGGTAATTCTCTTATACTTGTCATTCAGTTTGCCATCCTTCACAAGGACAAGCAGTTCTGCTTCTTCAGCAGCAAGTCCTTCTAAAAGTTGAACAAACATTGTCTCTCTTTTAAGAGGTTTGATTCTAGGATCACCACCTTTAAAGAACCTATAAAGTCCCTTATACTGAGACTCAAGTCTGGTATGGTCTGTACCAACTGGTGCATCATTTGGTGTGTAAGGCACTTCACCTTCGGGGAGTTCAGAAATGATACTCTCATCGAAGTTAATGATTAGTAATTGACGAAGAGCAGTGGAGTTATGCTTCCTGAGCAAATCTACCTTCTCTTTTTTCGTCTTAGCATTTGAGACCTTCCTTAAGATCTCACTGATTAGTAACCTAGAGTTACTGTTGTCAAGTGATTTTGTAGGCATAATTAATTTAAACTCCTTTAATCGTCGTCTTCCTCAAAATCTTGTGAGAGTTCATCCCACGGTGATGTTGGTCTGACATAGATTAGTTCATCATGTAATAGATTACCATCCTCGTCAAGCATTTCGGGATGAGTAACAGATTTAGCATAGGCAGCGTTTTCGATGTAATCTTCAACGTAACCTTTTGCTAACCATGAAATAGTGATCCCTAGTAGGAATGCACCGATAGTAACTAGAACTGCTAATGCGATTAGCATGGTTTCCCTCCTTAGGATAAATGGACAAAAATTGGAAACCAACCTCCTTTTCTAACTGCTGTTATTTAGTTTTTTTTCTACGACCTGGTCGCTTATCAATTTCGTATTGCCATGCGTCTTCTAGAATGCCATACAAGTACTTTCTAATTTTCCTTGCTTTTGGTTTTCCTAGATACCCATACGCTTCACGAAGTTGCTTGTGATAACTACCATCTCCTCCTTTGATATAAGCATCAAGGTCAGCGATGGTTAGTGCTAGATTTGCAGCAGTAGAACTTTCAATGAATTCGGTAACCTCTCTACGTTTTGTTTTTCTGTGTTTCAAATATGAGTATGCCTTGAACAGATAAACATCTTTTTCAAATGCATGGTCAAGTGCAGATTCAACAAGTTCGTAGAATTCTTCCATTAAATCAAATTGTTTTCACGAAGGTATTTCACTGTCTCGGTACAACCACCTAAGTTAGTTCCACCTAAGACGACTTGAGGGAAAGTTGATCCCTCTCCGAATTGAGTATAGAACGCATCGCGTTCAAAGTCAACCCCTAATTTGTATTCTCTGTAATTATATCTTTTTCCCTCAAGCACTTGCTTGATCTTAGTGCAGTAAGGACATCCGTTGCGAGTGTAAACGGTGAAGTTCATAGCTTATGTTAGAAAATAAAAAAGGGACTCATTAGAGTCCCTAAGTTTTCATCTTTATATAGACGACTTAGAATGTGTATTTTGCACCGAACTTCCCAGAGAAGTCAATGTCGTCAGCAGGATTTGTCACACCATAAAGTTCGCCATAAAGACCAACCTTTTCTGTGATTTGCTTAGAAGCACCAAGGTAACCAGCGATCTCAGTATCACCGAAGTCATCAGTAGACTCTGTGTGAGTCACTGTAGGACCTACAGATGCATACCATCCAAGACCACCAGGTGTTTCTCCCTCGTATCCAAGTTGGAATTCAAGAGCACCAGAACTGTAAGTGCCATCAGGATAGGATCCGTTTGCTTCTACGTTGACATATGGACCTGCAAAAGCAGCACCAGAGGCGAGAAGAGGGGCAGCAGCAAGAGCTGCGATTGAAGTTTTAAACATTTGTTTTTCGTAATTTACTTGCTGAGTTTATACCAGCAGATGTTAGAGAACTCGACATGTTCTCGTTAGGTTTTGAACTGAAGAGACCTAGCGGGAGTAATTGAGCCATTCGGAATAATAGTTCGCGAAGCGTCCTTCGCTTCGAGTATTTATAATAACACTTTGTTTAGATTCTGTCAAGCGTCTGTTGAATGTTTCTCTTCCAACTTCTTCTCGGCACGCTTCTTAAGGAGTTTAGCATACATGACCTCCTCCTTAGTGTACAGCATCTTATTTTTCTTGCGTGCTTTGATTATTCGCTTTGCTGCTTTGATTGTTTCTTTTAGTCTCATGTCTTTCCTTTGTAATGTATTCATTCAATTTCTGTCTAGATTCAACTAACATATGCTGCACTCTATGCCTATCCTCATAGTAAGCATCAGGATCATGTTGGATATCAAGAACATCCCTAGGATCAACGATAGGATCAAAATAAGCATCTTGATCTCCAAGAACTTCTCTAAGTTCCTTCGGTAGGTTTTTGTTACTGATTTTTGGTAGTTCCATTATGCTGTAATGTATTTGTAACCTGTTGCTTCTCTAGTGTGCCAGAATAGATTTCCGTCACCAAGAGTATTGAGGTCTAGTGATGAAGCTATTATACCATTAGTTTGTCCAACTGTCACAACAACCTCTGCATTACAATCATTACCATCCAAATCTTTAAAGCAAAGTTTCTTTCCACCGTTCTGAACAGTAAACCCTCCTGAGTTGTTCAAGATAGTTGCAGTATATGTGCCCGCAGATACACCTGTAGCAGTGCCAGAGTTACTCCCACTTGATGTTGAAGTATTTTGTGTAAAACTAATACCCAACTGGGGTAAGGCATATGTTCCTAGTGCTGTGTCATATGTGCTTGGATTATCACTCCACGCAAATGCAAATGATAAATCTGAAAAACCTGCACCAGTGACAACTAAGTCACCATTTGAATTGAAGTTTGCATCTATGTTGGAATTATATTTAAGTGTCCATGCAGCACCACCAGGATTATCTGTCCAAGTATTAGCAGCACCAGCAGACGTTACGTTAGTTACTGAAACGGTGAGTGTATGTCCTCCTTCACTAAGATTTGTCAGAGTGGTAGTAGTACTAGATGTAAATGAACCTGATGTTGCTATTTGTGTGCCATCAAGACTGAATGTAGCAGTGTTATCTGCTTGACATTCAAATTCATAATTACCTGTTGTAGGAATATTTATATTCCAAGTTGCTGTCTGAGCAGAATCTAATAATGGATTTTGATTGCTAGGGAATACTGCATAGGTATTCATGAAAGACGACCATAGAGGATGCGGACCTGAAGTCACCCATGCAATGTTGGTTCCAGATGTGCAAACACCACCCTTACATATTTTGATATACCATCCACCAGGATTTCGTTGCCAACTGTAAGCAAGACCAGTAGGGTTGCCTTCAGCATCTGAAAAACCTGCATCAGAGTTTGTGCAGTTGACAGTAAGAAGTAATGTACCTGCGTTCAGAGACGCTGTAGCGGTGTATGGAGTGTTGTAAGAACCACCTGCGAAGATTCCCCCTGTGATGTCTAAGAGGGGTGTTGTAGAGTCTCCTATGGTCAATGTAGCGTTATCATCACATGCAAATGTGAATCCATAGGTGTCTGCTTCAGCAATAGGAATTTTATAAGTTACTATCTGAGGAATGAATGGAAGAGTACAGACAGCAGGATTAGTCCATACACCATATTTGTTTCCTTCTTCACTCCAATAACCTTGAACGTTAGTAGTTGTAGTTGTGGGAAGAACATCAGTGATAGTAAATGTAGCATTACAATCACTTCCATCACCATCTTTCAAACACAATGAAGTATTGCCATTTTGAATAATAGGATTATTAGCAGCGTTTAATCCATTATATGTGATTGCATATGATCCTACAGCAAGTTCTAAGGAATGACTTTCTTGTCCTCTTCTACCACTCTGCGTCCATGTAGTAGATCCTATTTGAATATAATCTACTGCAGTACCTGCAGTGCTTGGATTATCATTCCACTCTAATGAAATTTGAACAATACCACTTCCTGTTCCACCAACAATTAGGTTCTGACTATTAGCATCAAATGTTGCAGTGATCGTAGCATTATTTGGAATGCTCTGTGTCTCCGAAGTAACAGGAAACGTAACAGGACTAGATCCTTCTATTGGTGTTTTTTCAACTAATGTTCCATTAGGTGTATAGAACTTTAGTGATCTAATATTAATGTCAGGTCTAAATGGAGAACACGCATCAGGATTCATCTTAGGCACAAAGAATTTTTCATTCAGTCCTAAATTTGCAACCTCTGCTTCGTACTCTGGAGGTAAAGGTAATTCAACAGGAGGGATAGAGAATTGATCTTCACAATCATAATATTCTATTGTCCCATCATCTAAAATTCTTTTCTTACATTTCGTGTTTAGATACCATCTACCCTTCTCTCCAAAGAAACCGTCTAGAGATAGATACCAATCCGTAGGATTCCCATAAACAATCTCTGTGTCATCATCCTCAACAATGACTGCGGCTCGAGAGAAATAACTTAAATCTTCATCTGTCTGTGGTAGGTCACATATAGGACCAAACGCACCTTCTGGAAAATAGTATGTTGACATAAAAAAAGAGGGGGAACGATCCCCCTCTATTTAGATTAGTCCTAGTGAACCTGCTGTAATACCAACTGCAAGAAAGAAACCGAATTCTAAAATGCCATGATACTCAGGCGGTATCCTCAGGAACTTAGATGTGATATGAGTCATTTTACCTTGTGCTCCTCAGGTTCAATCTTAACCGATTGATGGTGCAGTCAATGCAACAGGCACAGACTCAGCAGCAGCAAGGTCAAGAGGGAAGTTGTGAGCATTACGCTCGTGCATTACTTCCATTCCAAGACCAGCTCTGTTAAGGATGTCTGCCCAAGTAGGAATCACAGAACCGTTTGCGTCAAGCACAGACTGGTTGAAGTTGAATCCGTTAAGGTTGAATGCCATAGTTGAAACACCCATTGCAGTTGCCCAGATACAAATTACTGGCCATGCAGCAAGGAAGAAGTGAAGTGAACGAGAGTTGTTGAACGATGCATACTGGAAGATAAGACGACCGAAGTATCCATGAGCAGCAACAATGTTGTAAGTTTCTTCTTCTTGTCCAAACTTATAACCGTAGTTCTGTGACTCTTGCTCTGTTGTCTCTCTGATAAGAGAAGAAGTAACAAGAGAACCGTGCATAGCACTAAAGAGTGAACCACCAAACACACCTGCTACTCCAAGCATATGGAAGGGGTGCATAAGGATGTTGTGCTCTGCTTGGAACACGAACATGTAGTTAAAAGTACCAGAGATACCAAGAGGCATCGCATCAGAGAAAGAACCTTGACCGAAAGGATAGACCAAGAACACAGCAAATGCTGCAGAAACTGGTGCTGAATAAGCAACACAGATCCAAGGACGCATTCCAAGACGGTATGAAAGTTCCCACTGACGACCACAGTATGCTGTGATTCCGATAAGGAAGTGGAAGACTACAAGTTGGAAAGGACCACCATTGTACAACCACTCATCTAGAGAAGCTGCTTCCCAGATTGGGTAGAAGTGAAGTCCGATAGCATTACTAGAAGGGACAACAGCACCAGAGATGATGTTGTTACCATACATAAGCGAACCAGCAACTGGTTCTCTGATTCCATCAATGTCCACAGGAGGAGCAGCGATGAAAGCAATAATGAAACATGTAGCAGCAGCGAGAAGGCAAGGAATCATGAGGACACCGAACCAACCAACATAAATGCGGTTGTCCACTGAGGTGACCCAGTTACACAATTCGTCCCATCCAGAGAGGAGACCGCCACGCTGACGTGAACGTGAAAGAGTTGTCATTTGAAAAAAAGGGTAGGTATTAGTGCAGGGGACACTGAATTAAATATTCCTTCACCACCCTCAGGTGAAGGTATTAGAGACGTAGTTTATTCTCCCTATAGGTCTCGGTTGAAGGGGAGCATCAAAAAAGGTGAGGAATCCCTCACCCAGTTGATCTATTTATAGTAATATAACTTCACAGATTTGTCAAGGCATAAAGATGAGTATTAATACCCAATTTCCTCTGATCCTCCGAGTCTCGCTAGTCTCCCTGTAGCATACTCATACATGATTTGATGGATGCTCTTCTCTTCTACGAGACGTTCTTTTAGTTTATCTTGCATTTGTCCTTCTGATAGGACTGGTTCACCGAACCATGAATCATAGTTTAAATATTTTGGTGCGGGTACTGTCATACGTTAAGTATTAAGTGGATTTATGTGCTTGCTGATGTCCTTCTACGATTGCTTCGACAATAATCTTCTTTAGTTCTCTGGTTTTCTTTTTACCAAGACCTACACTGGTATCGATTCTTACTTTGATATAGTAAAGTCCGATGATGCAAATAAGAAAAGGAATTGCATCTGCCCAAGAGATAGCATTGTACGCATTAGCAGCGTCAGATAAAACAGCAAACATAAAGTATAAAAATATTTATTTGAAGTATACCCTATGTTGACGTATTCGTCAATACTTTCTAACAGTTCCTTTAAGACCAGACTCTTTCATATATTTTGTTCCACCTGACTTAGTGTCAAATACTTTTGCAAATCTCTTGTCTGGATTCCACGTTGAATGTGATACAAGGTACTCAATCGAGTCATCTACCTTGCGTGTGGCAACCCATCTGATGTTGTTTCCTTTGTCTGCAGACATAATAATTAATTACTCTCATCATAATATGTATAAAAAAAGAGGAGATCAACTCTCCTCTTTTACTCTTATAATTATTTGATTTTTTGAGTAGTCTGCTTTGAACTCTAGTTCGTCATCTGGATCCCAACACATCTCTTCGTAAAGCATGTTGAGTGTCTCCATGTCTTCATAGAGTGCGTTAGGGTTAGGCATTTAGAATCCGTTTATTAGATATTAACAATTTATCATATAAGTATGGAATACTTTTGTATTCACTTATACCAATTTAAAATTGTTAATATTAAGCACCTGATGGGACATAAGCAGGAATCAAAATTCCTCCGTCTCTGTCGTCATCATCGTCATCATCGTCCCAAGGGAGATCACCAAGCATGACAAAACTAACAAGGAAGAGCGTTATGACAGGCATAAACGGAAACAACAATGTGTGCATCCATGTTTGGTAATCTGCTTCTAACATTTAGAAGATACCAAAGAACATATGCCCTGTAGTAAGATCAGAGATTGCTGCTGCAAACAGACCTACCATTGCTGCTCTACCATTCCAAGTCTCTGCCCAAATCTTCTGGGGTTCTACTCTGGAGTTTTTCTCAAAGAGATCATCCACTGATTTCTGCTTTAAAGATTTAGTAGTCATTAGATAAATGTTGTTGTGAGTGTGCTAGTTCCTAATGCCAACATAAAGATGTATGGCACAACTTTAAGCGGTACAGGATATCTTGTCATTAGAAAATGCCAGGAATGATTTGACCTGTAGTTGCGTATGCACCAACTGCTGCTACGAAACCAAGCATTGCTGCCCAACCGTTAAACTTTTCTGCTTCTGGAGTCATGATAGTGTTCCTATTGTGTGTTGATTGTGTGTATAAAATATTTTCGATGATAGACATGGTTAGAAACCAAGTAGACCAAAGAAAAAGAAACTTCCACTGGAAACGTAAGAAATAAATCCTGTTACGATTCCTAGCATTGCCAAACGACCATTGAGTTTTTCGGCATTCTGAGGATAACCTTCGTAGTTTTCAACGTAGGTCATACGAGGTTCTGATGCGAACATGTTTTGTCTGCCACCAGATTCAGTAGTTGTGGTCATTTGTATACTATTGTGAAGAACTGTTACAATTATATATAAAGTTTTAACATTTGTCAAGAGGTTTGATACATAAGACTTTCTTATTCCAATGATAAAGGGGTCTACTATTTCTAGTAAACCCCTTATGGCACAAGACTTATAACATCGGTCTCGCTGAAAACCATCTAGTTTAAAGTCTATTGGCAAAGACTAGGAGAATGTGATGACATCCTCACTGTTAGTATCTAGGTTAATTGTATCCGCAGCAACCGTGTTATAGAAATCCAATCCAAGAGGTTGGTCACCAATGGTGAATGAATAGGAAGTCTTCGGTTTGACTTGACTAGCAATAGCTTTTACACCTTGATAGTGTCGCCACAATTCAGTCGAAAGACTAGAATCGATGTCATCATCCAGTGCTGCCTTGACAGCATCTTTAAGAGCATTTTCTGCTTGTTGATAAACGTTCATGGTTAGTGAGGATCGTAGTACCTGATAAGTGCTCCTGCTATTGCAACGAGCACGATGATAATAATTAGTGCGGTCATGTGGTCTTTATGTAAGCACCTACCTCTGGATCAGGATCAAGCCACTTTGTATATTCAAAGTCTTCAATCACATAATCCAGTTGGATGCTATTGTCTAGAAGATACATGTCTTTGTATCTCTTAGTCCAGTCGTTGTATTTCTGAATGCGATAGTCAGGATGCCCATTGTCGAGCGTCCCAACTTTCACATAGCGATAAGGATATCGCTCAAGGATAGTCTCAAGTTTAGTCATAATAAAAAAGGTCACTTTCAAGTTTAGATAGGAGGATATCATAATCCTCATCTACATCACCATAGAAATCGACTCCTTTCTCCTCATAGAATTTCACTACTTGATTATAAATGATAGGATACTCGGTGTCAAGTACGATGTTTCTGTCTACTGCTCCATAAAGGATTTCTAGACAAGACTCGAACTTCTGTGCTGTAGTCATATGTTTTACCTTTGGTGAACCAATCCCTTTTTAAAGGGAACGGGTCAGGCAGGACTCGAACCTGCGACCGACTGCTTAGAAGGCAGTTGCTCTATCCAACTGAGCTACTGACCCAGTTGTTTCCAGTTCATCCTCTTGCTCAAGCTCAGCAAACTCATGCAAGTGATCGATCATAAGATCCATCATTGCTTCTGAGATATCGTTGAACTCTTCGTCCATTTGAGAACTCCCTTGAAACCTCTGTAGTATACGCAGTTCTTACCTAGTTGTCAAGGGTTAAAATAGTCTTTACGCATGTACCTACCAAGTATGTTCGAGTTGTAATATGCAGGGGTTCCATCGCTTGTTGCCTCCGTAAGTACATTGTGTTTAAATAATTGTCGGGTCTCCTCATAATTGCATTGACCCTTCGTTGTATGTAGGCTTATTATCTCTCTTTTAAATTGTAGTTTACCGAACAATTTTAAATCTTCTTTTAATTCTGGACAAGAACCATAGTATTTTTTCCAGTCAGATTCTTGTTTTACTCTTCGTTTTTTCCCTGGTGGTTTTCTAAAACTCCAAAAATACTTTCTCCCAACGTATTGTCGTTTGTTCTTGAGATTGGTAATGACATAAACAAAACCAAAGTACTCCCCAACATCGTCACTATTAAAAGTTCGTTCCATGTAAGTCCAAGGATTTTCATAATCAGTCGCAGATTCCGTCTTCGTCGTTGATGTCACGATAAGTAGTGTGCTTGTCAGTATCACTACTTATACGATATGCTCCAGTGTCTGAATATACTTCAGACTTTAACTCTGCCACAGCGATTTCTAAATCATGTATTAGAGTCTTAAGGTTTTTCTTTTTCATGAATAGTATTCTTGTAGTATTTGTAGAACCCTATTGATCATGTAGTGAGAACCATCTAACCATTCATCAGTCGCTCCCTCGTAATGACCATTATAGAGTTCCATTTTTAATCTGTATATCCTCGATTCGATATCGATCTTTCGCATTTGACCTCTACCTGACGGAGGATATAGTCCCCTCAGTTCTTCTTCAGACATTCCTGTAGTTCCTTCCAATCGTTGTCAAAGAGTTCTAATCCTTTATCTGTCAATAAATGCCTATACATCTTATGGAAGATTGTAATAGGAATAGTACAGATGTCAGCACCCACTCTAAATGCAGAGGATACTTGATACACCTCTCTAATAGATGCTGCAAGGACTTGAGTATTAGTATTGTGTGTTGCAAATACATCTGCAATCTCTTCAATGACTCCAATGCCATCAAAAGATTGATCAAATACTCTTCCCACAAATGGTGAAACATATGTTGCTCCTGCTTTGGCAGCTAGAATTGCCTGTGCTGTATCAAATACAAGAGTTACATTTACGTTGATCTCATCAGAAGACAAACGTTTACATGCTTTTAATCCTTCAAAGGTGCATGGAACTTTGATTGTAATATTCGGTCCGATATCAATGTAATCTTCTGCCATCTGTAACATTTCTTCAGCAGTATCACCTACCACCTCAGCAGATACAGAAGAATTCCAAGGAAAGATTTGCGAGATCTCCTTGATTACATCACGAGGGTCATTACCTGCCTTCAACATAAGTGAAGGATTAGTAGTAACACCGTCGATTAACCCTGTGTCAAACGCTTGTAAGATTAACTCAGGATCAGAGCAGTCCAGAAAAATTTTCATGACTCTCCAGTTATAGTTAAGCTTATTTAGTATAACAAAAAAACCCCCAGTCGTCAAAGACTAGGGGTTATGTGTTGATACTAGGATTTTATCTTCCAGTGTTTACTGCCAAAGTGAATTTTTAAGTCAACCCACTTAGCATAGTGCACTCCACGATATGTCAAGAATGCAAATATTCTGTCAGGATCGTGTAAATCAGGATCAAATTCTGGAAGATTGTGATCCCAATCTAACCTGATCCTTAACATTGTTAATCTCCTAAACGATTAAGACTTAGAAGCAAACTTACGCTCTACCTTGATCCCACGATACATGAGTTCATGATTGCGTGACTGTTCTTGCTCGGCAAGAACCTTTGCTTTGTAGCCTTCAGCGTCGTACTTAACGCCACGGTATGTGATGATAGTCATCGTTTTTTCTCCTAAAGTAGTTGGATTTTTAGCCCCGTTCCTTTAGTCGTTTGCGTCCCATGGACAATGAGGTGTTGCTTCTTGAATTACTTCAACAAGTTCTGCCTTAACTGCCTCATCCATATTCTTATGCTCATTGAGGCGACCGATCATATCGGAAGCATCTTGGCAATTAATGGATGCATAGAATAATAATTCAATCATGAGATGAACGCTCCGTTCCGCGACTTACTTGCGTCCCCGAAGGGATGAACGTAATCGATAGGTTTCCCTATACTTATATTTATATCATGGATTCCTAACAAATGTAGTTCACTGTGATACATTTTTATCTTTCCCTAACTTTCTATCAGATCTAGGGTCGGTAATCAGGTATCTACAATACTCATTGCCATGATCATAAAAGTTGTCAGACATATCAACTGGAACATTAGCATTCCGTTTACCGTCAACTATTCTCTTTGCTTTCCCCATGCTGTTTTCTCATATCATTATGAAGCCTATTTAGTGCTTCTTTTCTTGCAGCAGACCAAACCATATCGGTCACATCAGGACCGATATCATTTGCTTCATCAGTGGCAGCTTCGTACAACTCTCGTTGTTGTTCAAAGGCTGAACCCTGCGAAAGTATCTGCTTTAACGTCTTGTTTGATTCCTCCGACGACATAGGATTCAATCTCCGTTTCTTGTGGTGCGTTTTGTTGTCCTTTTGAATTCAACCAATGCTGAGTCCAAGGAAGAGGATTAGTTCTTGCAACTACATCAAAGACAGGATCAATACCGATCGCTTTCATACGACGGTTAGCAATCCACTCAACATAGTTATATAAAAGACGATCATTAAGACCGATCATACTACCTTCTTTGAACAGATAGTTTGCCCACATCTTCTCTTCATCAACAGTCTTCTTAAACATTTCTGTTACGAATCCTTTTTCTTCTCTTGCAATTTCTTCCATTTCTGGATCGTCTCCGTCTCTCCACTTGTTGAGGATATTCTGCGTGATAACCAGATGTTGACTTTCATCTCTAGCGATAAGAGAGAGTATCTTAGCTGAACCCTCCATAAGTTTATTCTCGCCAAAAGCAAACGAACACGCGAAGGAAACGTAGAAACGAATGCCTTCAAGAATATTAACATTGGCAATCGCTCTGTAGAGTTTTCTCTTGAGTTCTTTTCTGTCATAGGTTCCTGTAGGGTGTCCTTGTCTTGCAAGATCCCAAGTCTGACAGTTGTCAAACTGATGAGCATGGTTGATGAAGTCATCATAAGATTCCGTGACAGATGTAGCACGAGACATGACATTCTCATCATCTAAGATAGTGTCAAATACTTCTGAAGGATCTGAATACACATTCTTAATGATGTATGTATATGAACGACTGTGAATCATCTCCATGAATTCCCAGACAGTCATACATGCTTCCAACTCAGGAAGAGAACAATATGGAATGAATGCCATACCAGGACCACGACCTTGTACAGAATCAAGCATGATCTGATACTTCAAATTAGAAGTAAAGATATGCTTCTGCTCTGGTGTCAGAGTCTGATAGTCGGAACGATCTTTCTGGAGAGATACCTCTTCGGGTCTCCAGAAGTATCCTAGTTGAGACTGAGTAAGTCTATCAAATACTGGATACTTATATGAATCATATCTTTGGACACCCAAAGGTTGCCCAAAGAACATTGGTTGTTTTTTTGAATCTACTTTCGCTTTGTTAAATACGGTCATTCCTGTTACATCAGACTTTACAACTGTCACAATCGTCCTCCTCGGTGTTTAGTAGTTCGTTAATCAAATTGTCTACATTACCAGAAGTTTCATCGTCACCATCTTTTTTAGCATCGTAGGTGTTTTGATAATACGATGTCTTCCAACCATACTTGTAAGTGGTAAGAAGATCACTTGCCATGACTTGCATAGGCACTTCATTATTTGGATAGTTCTCTGGATTATACGACCAGTTTCCAGAGATTGCTTGGTCAAAGAACTTTTGCATTACAGCAGTTACTTTGATGTATCCATCATTATTATGCATATCCCACAGTAGGGTATACTCATTTTTCAATGTCGTATATGATGGAACAATTTGCTTAAGAGGTCCTTTCTTCGACTTCTTAACGGACAAGTAGTCTCTAGGAGGTTCGATTCCATTGGTTGCATTTGACACAACGGAACTGCTCTCCGAAGGCATCTGTGCGGACAACGTGCTGTGCCGTAATCCGTACTCAAGAATTCGTCCTCGTAGAAACTCCCAATCACAGAGAAGCTCATTTGGTATAATCTCATCCACGTCCTTCTTATATGTATCGATAGGAAGAATTCCATCAGCATATTTTGTCTTACCAAAATAACCGCAAGGACCTTTCTCCATTGCCATACGATTGGACGCTGTTAGAAGGGCATATTGGAACCTCTCAGTTAACTTATGAACGAGATCAAATGCTTTCTGTGAATCATACTTAGCACCATTCTTAGCAAGATAATGTGCTAGTCCAATATAACCGATACCAAGTGATCTACGATTCAGAGTACTTGCTTTTGCAGCAGGAACAGGATACTGTTGATAATCAATCAACGCATCAAGACCACGAACAGCAAGTTCACATAGTTCATCAATCTCATTTAAGTTATTAATCTTACCAACATTAATAGCAGAAAGAATGCACAAAGCAATCTCACCTTGACCATCAATATGTTGAATAGGATCTGTAGGTAGAGTGATCTCTTGACAGAGATTACTCATACTTACCTTGTCTTTGAAAGATGAATGATCATTACAATGATCAATGTTCATTATGTATAAACGACCTGTCTCTGCTCTTTCTTTTAGAAGATCTAAAATAAGTTTCTGAGCACCGATTCTTTTCTTCGGAATTGAGTCATCTTGTTCATAACCCACATAGAGATCGTCAAATTTATCAGTCCCAAAAGCATCAAAAAGATCAGGAACGTCGTGCGGACTGAAGAGGGTGATCTCTCCATTGGCGATGAATCGTTCATAGAATAGTTTTGATAATTGAATACTGTAATCTAGTTTTCTTACTCGGTTGTCTTCTGTTCCTTTGTTGTTTTTGAGGACGAGGATGTCTTCGATTTCCTGATGCCAGATAGGAAAGTGGACAGTGGCCGACCCTCCTCTGATACCGTTTTGAGTACAGCATCTAACAGTACTCTCGAACTTTTTAAGGAAGGGGACAACACCTGTGTGTTGAACTTCTCCACCCCTGATCTTACTGTTGATCCCCCTGATTCGACCTGCGTTAATACCAATACCAGCCCTCTGTGCGACGTATTTGCCAATAGCCATATCAGAGCTAAAGATACTATCGAGGGTGTCATCAATATCAACCAGAACACAAGATGCAAATTGACGAATGGGTGTTCGGACACCTCCCATGATTGGGGTCGGGATGTTGAGTCTGTGTTTGCTGATTGCGTCATAATACTTTTTAACGTACTCTAGTCGGTAGAATTTGTCGTCGTCTTGGAAGAGAGTCGCTGCCACCATCATATACATGAATTGTGGAGTCTCGAAAATCTCTCCAGAGCTTCGATCTTGTACGAGGTATTTATCAGCAACCTGACGGATACCTGCATATGTAAACAGGTAATCACGATCATGGTCAATATAACTATTGAGTTTATCCCATTCTTCTAAAGTATATTGATTTACAATATCAATATCATAAATGCCTTTCTTAACACAGCGATCTACATGTGCCCTGAGGTGAGGGTGATCGTCAGGATGTTCACCATAGACAGACTTACGCAGACTGAAAAGCAGAAGTCTAGCAGCAACGTATTGATAGTTAGGTGCATCTAAAGAAATCAAATCGTTAGCAGAACGAATAAGGATCTCTTGGATGTCACTGGTCTTGATGCCATCAAAAAATTGTAATCCACTATTGATTTCAATGTGGGATTCAGAAACACCTGCGAGTCCTTCACAGGCAAGTTCTACCATGCGGTGAACTTTATCAAGGTCGAGAGGTGTAGAAGTTCCATCTCTCTTGATGACGTTGATTTCTTTAGGGGTCATACCTTTTTCCATTCGGTTAGTTTTACTTGTGCTTCAAGACCATCATAGGTATTAAATTCTACCAGACTTTGCACATCATGTCCAGTAACATACATATCATTCAAATCTTTTTCTTTTAGATTAGTTGGCCAAATAACTGTCTCATACCCTCTATCGATAGCACGAGACATTCGATCTACAATTTCTTTGTTTCTTTTTTCGTTGTCAAAAACAAACACAGCATCCTTACCATCAAGCAAGTCCCAATCAATATCAGCACCTGCCATGGCTATGGCATTGTCTATGAATAGACTGTCGAACGGTCCTTCAGTTACATAGACTGTTTTGTTAAAGTCAACTTTATTAAGTCCAAATACTTTAGATCTATCTTCGTCAAGCATGATAGTAATGTATCGCATTCTATCATTTAAACCATAAGACCTACCTTGGAATCCAAACCATTCTCCTTTCTCATCGATGAAAGGTAAGATAATTCTAGGGTGATCTTTCTTGACATTTTCAAATGTAGGTTTTTGTTTGTTTACCCACGTACAGAACTCTTCAGCGTGATATAGCTCAGTGAAATATTCCTGAGGTATTTTACGTTCGCGAAGGTATCTGACTGCTGAGTGTTCTTTATTTAGATCCGCAATACTTTGCAGTTCTGTATTTTTCTTGAACTTTGGTTTTTCTGTTTTGAAAACTGGATCAGCAACATTTCTGCCCTTACCAGTAAGACCTGCTTTGTATCTTTCCATGACATATTCGTCATAGATGTCAGCAGCATGATCTTTCAAGAAGTTACCAAAAGATCTACCTACACCACAATTATGGCACTTGTAGACTAGACCACTTTTCTTAGTGAAGAAGTATCCTCTGGACTTATTCCGATGCCTCTGTGAGTCACCGCAGTAAGGACACCTAAAATTGTACACGCCATCTCGCACCTGCTTGAACTTGTCAAGTCTAGCAGATATTAGATTAACGTAAAACTTGTCAATCACTAAAGGGCTAGTCTATTGCCCTTTTATGATACTACTTGTTGAATTATCTGTCAACCCGAAACTGTTTTGGAAGAATTTTTGTCCGATTGGACTAACGAGGAAAGATATAATACTAAGAGCACCAAATATAGACCACATTTTCTTTTCCATGAGTCTAAGACGTTCGTCGATTTTGCGTATGTCACGCTCGCACCCCCTTTTGATTGCTTCTGTATCACGATTAAGGTCGGCATGTAACCTGTCGATCTTTTCAAACAAGACTTCATCCACCTTGTCTTGCTTGTCAAGTTTTTCATTATGTACAGCAAGAAGTTGACCCATCTTCACAGAGTTTTCTTGAAGTGTGTCAACTACTTTTTCTAGTCTCTCTAGAATCGCTGAGTTAATATCAGACATTACCGTGTCGCGTCTTGTTCTACTCCAGTCCTTGCTTGCTTCTTAAGTTGTTGTGTTTTTAATTGTAATTGTTTTTGAAGTTCTTGCTTCTTAAGCATGACCTTCTTCTTCATGTTCTGAATCTTTTGTTGATTCATTTGGTTTTTCATCTGCTGATCACCAGCAGACTCAGAAACGTTTTTCATATGCTTCATGCGTTTGTCCATAAAGAATTTAGCAGCACCACCTGGCATAATCCTTTCAATGTTAATACCAGACCTATACTTAGGCATGATTAACATTCTCAATTTCATCCTCAGTTCAGCAGGACTATTAGCATACACTATAGTCTCTCCTACCTCTGGGACATTGATTTTGTATTGAAAAAGTCTAGAAGGTTGTTGAGGATTTTCTCTACCCTCTTTTACTGCTTCCTTCTTTTTCTTCAATTTTTTCTTGAATTTCATGACAGGATCAAAACCCGCTACAGGTCCTGTAGCATCAGCACTACCACTAAATCCTCCAGTACCAGCAGACATCATTGTCATATCCTCCGTAATTCTTCCTCTAAGTCGGGATCAGTTTCAAGATCAGGTAACATACCCACAGGGTATTTATTCAAATAGATGAGTATAGTTTTCAATATACTCCAATACTCCCTCTCTAGTTTATAAAACAAGAGTGGAGTTGCAGCTTCACCAAAAACATTATACAGAATAATCAGATGATTTATAACGAGATGAATCCTTAAAGGACCTCTTCTCACATAACGCTTCAAGAGTCTCTTTAGATACTTGAAGCGTTTTATATCTTCATCAAAGTCATCGCGTGTGACGCAATGAGGATTTTCATAATGCTTAATGGCGAAAAGAATGTACGTATCGTCATTCAGTTCGTCAAATTTCATTTAGTCATTAACTAGCGGTAAATGTTGTGGTAGAACCAGATCCACCTGCACCAACTACGTCTCCAGTTGCGAATGCCTTATCAGATGTTGCACCACCTGTTGAGTCAACGATAGTTCCAGAGATTGTTTGTGCTTGGACAGCATGTGCTTTACCAGTTGCAGCAGCAGTGAATGTAAACTCAACACGGTTTACACCAGTCTGTGCAGCAGCAGTTGCAGTAATGTTGGCACTGTCAGTAGTATTTCTGACGACTAAGGTTGCACCGTTGGTAACATTAACCTGTTCGTTGTAGATAACAACAACAGTTCCTGTTGCACCACCAGCGTATCCAGTCTCTTCAAAGAATACAGCAGTAATGTCTGCACCACCTAAGGTGTTAGTTCCACGACTACCTGCACCAACCAGACCATCAACAGAGACGAGAATCTCATCCCAAAACTCGGTCTTAGCAGCATTTTTGTAGTGACGAAGAACCCAACCATCGGCAGTTGCAAAGATATTTTGAGGGTCTACTGCACCACCTCGTACAGCCCACTTGGGTTTTGCTTCATCAGCGTCAGTTACACCGTAAAGTGCCATGTCTATGCTCCTAAGATCGTAAAATTCCTATGATTATTTATAAGAAAAAGGGTCTCTAAGACCCCTCTAGAATCGCCTGTGAGCGTTTATTCTCTTGTCTGTAGAGCAGATTTAACTTTCTCAAATAGAGCGTCGTCTGCTTCCGTTTTAGTGAGTTTCACCGCCTTGCCAATAATCAATAGGCAAATGTCGATAAGTTTTTCTCCGAGTTCTGCATCATCAGGAATTTTTGCGACAGCAGAATCGATTACTTTATATGCCAATGGCATTAAAAAAGATAACATGATTAGATTCCTAACTAAGGGTTACAATATATAGGCTCTAATCGTAAGTCTTCTTACCACCCTTCATGTATCCAGAACCCTTCTTGTCGTAGAAGCGAACTCCTTTAGTTCTAGTTGTAGTGTATAACTTATCCTTCGCTTTTTTAGCGTTGTCCATTACTTCTTTATAACGCTTACCGTATTTCATACGGTTATCACGTTCTTTGTTCTCTCTTTCTTTTTTAAGATGTGCTAGTTCTTCGTTCATGTTCCTAGTCCACGACCTTTGTCATAGTTGTCTTTACCACCATAACGAGCCATAGTATCAGTGTAGTTCTGAACAGACTTAAACCCACGCTTCTTAGCGTCTGCAGCAGTTTGCTTCTTCTGGTCTGCTGCTTTCTTATACTTTCCAGTACCTACAGTAGACTTTGCACCTTTCACTTTCTTTTGCTGTTTACTGCCACCAGACATGATAGCACCCTTACCATACTGTTTGGTAATTTGTGCTTTTACAAAGTCTAATGCAGAATCTTTTTGTTTGGATCCTGTAGGTTTTTTAGTTCCACCCTTATCGTACCCCTTCTCTTTCTTGAGACGGGTTGCTTCATCAAAATATTGATTGAAGGTCAAGAGGTTCGCTTCAGAATCGCTTTCTTTTGTGCTTTCTTCTGAAACTTCTTCTTGACTGACATAGGCTGTTTCCTCCGTGG